TCGTGCTGGTCCTGCTGGTCCTGCTGGTCCTATCGGTCCTGCTGGTCCTATCGGTCCTGCTGGTCCTATCGGCACTAATTTAAGTGTATACTCTAGCACCCGTACTCATATTGGTACTTGGGTAGACAATCGGAAAGTCTACCGCCGAGTCATTACTGGGACGGGTGATGTGCCTACCAGTATCCCATTCGAGAAGTTCACCACTATCGTGAAGTCAGAAATGATGGTTAAGAACCAAGGTGCTGGTCAAGCATGGCGTATGATACCGTGGCTATTCAACGGCAACGACCTTAACTGGTATGGTGGGTACTACTTCCTAGGGGATAATAGAACCATCGCAGTTCAGCTGGGCAATGAAATTAAAAAAGCAGTCTACTGGCATATAATTATTGAGTACTGTATTGACTAAAAAGGGAGAGCAAAACATGAATACTGAACACCAACTATACCAAAAACTTGGCACAATGGAGTCGGATATTAAGAATATTCGTGAATTAGTTGATGAAGTTAATCGCAAAGTTGATACTTATAACGCCATGTCTCAGAGAGTGACCGTTTTAGAGGAAAGGGCAAACGATAGGTCTAACCGATTACGCAAACTCGAAGAAAATCAAGCTAAAATTGTCTGGGCTATCGTTACGGCAGTTCTTGGTGCAATATTGAAGCTCATCGTAATTGACAGGATGCCAAAATGAAAAAGATAAACTGGCTGGCAGTATTAGTCTGGTCAGTCTTTTTTATTTTCATTATCGCTTTCTGGATACTAGTAATTATTCATGGGGTCTTGCTCCAAACAATACTAGTTTTATTAGTTTTTACAATTATAGCCTATGTGGGCGAAAAACCACGGTTTTAACCGTGAGGATAATAGCCAGCTTTTTCTTTAAGTATATGTAGATAATACATTGACTAACATCTATATAAATGGTACGTTGATATTCAAAGAACAAGACCATAGGTTTTTCAAATGAATAAAGGTGTTAAATTTAGGGCATATCCTAACAAAGAGCAACAAAACTTAATAAATCAGACACTCGGATGCTGCAGGTTCATCTACAACAAAGGTCTTGCTATGCGTAATGATACATTTGTCAATGGTCAAAAGATTGGATATACACAGACTTCTGCTATGCTTACTGAACTCAAGAAGCAGGAAAGCTTTGTATTCCTTAAATATGTAGATTCTATCGCTCTGCAACAGTCTCTCAGAGACCTAGACCGTGGATTCAAAAATTTCTTTGAGAAACGTGCAAGACATCCTCAATTTAAGAGTAAACATAACAACCATCAGTCCTATAGAACCATCAACCAAGGTGATAACATCCGTATTGTGGGCAAATATATTAAACTTCCTAAGCTTGGATATGTAAAAATCAGGCAATCTATGGAAGTAGGGCATATTAACAATGTCACGATTGAAAGAACTCCTACGGGTAAGTATTTTGTAGTGCTTAATGTAGATTTCGAGCCGAAACTGCGCCCTAATAATGGTTGTATGGTAGGCATAGATGTAGGTATCAAAGAATTTTACTCCGATAGCAACGGCAATGTTGTAAATAATCCTAAATATCTTGAAAAGTCTATGCATAAACTCATTCGTGAACAACGCAGATTGTCACGTAAGCAGAAAGACTCGAATAACCGCAATAAACAGCGTATCCGTGTGGCTAAAGTCCATGAAAAGATAACCAATCAGCGTAATGATTTCCTTCAGAAACAGTCAACTATGCTTGTTAACGAAAACCAAACTATCTGCATAGAAGACCTTAACGTTAAGGGAATGATACGCAACCATACACTTGCTAAAGCCATAACGAGTGTATCGTGGAGTAATTTTTTCTCCATGCTTGAATACAAGGCTACATGGTATGGTAACGATATAATAAAAGTTCCTACTATGTATCCAAGTAGTCAGACTTGTAGTTACTGTGGGTATAAAAACCCTCTTGTAAAGAATCTCGCTATACGTAGCTGGGAATGCCCTCAGTGCCATACAAAACATGACAGAGACACTAACGCAAGTATAAATATATTAAAACAAAGGGCTATCCATAGTCTATAATATAAATAGTACCGTAGGGCATACGGGAATTTACGCTTGTGGAGACCGTGTAAAACTAAAACTCTTGCAGTAATGTAGTGGTCGTCGAAACAAGAATCCCACGACTTTAGTCATGTGGAGTGTCAAAATAATTAAAAAGGAGAGGTTATGAGTGAAACACTTAAAGGCATAGATATTAGCTTCTGGCAAAGAAGCAATTACAAACGTTTAATCGACGAACACGCACCTGATTTTGTTATTGCCCGTGCAACTTTCTCAAAGACAGTTGACGGCACTTGTGACGCAATTTATCAGTACGCTAAAAATCTAGGCAAGAAACTAGGTTTTTATATGTTCCCACTAACTTCAGATGGAACACCAGAGTCTAGTGCTGAGTGGAACTACAACCAAGTACGTGGCTACATTGGTGAGGCAATTCCAATGCTCGACTGGGAAGCTACCGCTGGTACTGACGCAACCAATGTCGACTGGGCATATCGTTGGCTTAAGAAGTTCGAAGAACTTTCAGGTGTAAAACCTGTTATTTACATGAACACCAGCACCGAAAACTCTCTAAACTGGGGTGCAGTTGTCAAAGGTGATTTTGGTCTATGGATTGCCAACTATGGTATTAACGATGGAGCAGACCACGGCTTTGGTAGCCTTAAAAACTGGAGGTTCGCTGCACTTCACCAGTACACTTCTGTTGGTGATGGTGGTCGTGGACTAGACAAGGACTTCTTCTTCGGTGGTCGTGAAACTTGGGATAAATACGCAGGTAAAGCTAACGCTGGGACAGTTGAAGCTAACCAAGTTGCACCAGTTGTGCCAACCGTAAAGTCTATTGACCAACTAGCACAGGAAGTATTAAGTGGTGCTTGGGGCAACGGCAATGACCGTATTAACCGATTAAGAGGGGCTGGCTACGACTACAACGCCGTGCAGAATAAAGTGAATCAACTGATGGGAGCAAACCAGCCACGAGCTGAAATTTACATGGTACAAGCAGGCGATACCCTATCTGGCATTGCAAGCCGTTTCGGTATGAACTATCAGAAGATTGCAAAAGATAACCGTATCGCCAATCCTAACCTGATTTATCCAGGTATGAAACTAAAGATTTATCGTTAAGGAGTAAAGATGGAAGACAATAATATTGTAGAGTTATCAGACAAGATGGTTATAGATAACGGACTCCATGGACAGTATGTCGAAGAAGTCCTAGACCAATGTTTACAGAAACTCTACGAAGACTATGAAAAAAAGCCGACTAGGGAAGTCGACATCGCAATCACCCATATCGAAACTGCTTTGCTTTGGCTCGATAAGCGTGAAGATGTGTCGTATAATGAAGAAGGTAAAGCAAATTAAGGTTTAAAGGAGAATAAAATGTTGAACCAAAAACTTTATGAAGCACTTCGCTGGATTATTGCAGTAGTTTTGCCAGCTCTTGGTGTGTTCTTCGCAACACTCGCTAAGGCTTGGGGTTGGAACTTGCCAACAGAGGCAATCCTCACCACTATCTCTGCAACTGGTTTGTTCCTCGGCGCTATCTTTGGTATTTCCAAAGTAATAAACGACAAAATGTAGCTTACGCTTGCAATTTTAGGTACGGTGCTTTATTATTCAAGTAGGCTTAGATTTAGTGTATTCATATCTAACCATGTGTGGAAAGTTGCGAGGCCTAGTGCCTAGCTTTCCACACAAAATAGCGGGGTAGAGCAGTAGCAGCTCGCTTGCCTCATAAGCAAGAGGTCATTGGTGCAAATCCAGTCTCCGCTACCATAAAAATCCTTTCAGGTCATAAAAAATATCCGTTGTTTAGCTCCGACGGATATTTTTTTTTATTCAATAAAAAGTGTGCTTTAATTAGCTCATAGAGGTTTTTAGGTTTTTAGGTTATTAGTCACCAACTAACTTTAATAATATTTCTTCTTCAAAGTTTTGCCTCTATAAAAAATAGCCCTCTTCTCGCAGTGGGGCTATTTTATTTTTAGTTATTGTAGCCCGTTGTAATGGTTTATCATATCTTTATAATACTGAACTGTATTATAGGCATTGAGAGCATTAGCACGGAGCTTATCTAGCCCGGTCTGATAAGTGTTTCTTACCTTAATCAGGTTTGGCATATAAGTTGAAGTGTCGTATTTGATTTTGTCTCGTGTTGGGAAATTAGAGTACAACATACCATTTACGTTGGCGTTGCTCATAATATTAGTGTGGTCATTTATCCTAGTCTGTTCGAGATTTTTTTGGCTTGCCTCATATTGCTTTTGCATAGCCTCTCGATAATTTTGGATAAACTGGTCAATATTGTTTCCCTGTAAGTCGTTACCTAACATACCTCTAGGATAGCATATTTTAAGTGCTAGCAATCTTTTAAGGTATTATTAAGGTATGAAAATGCAAGTAAAAAAGCTATCAGATGAGTTTAGAACTCTTGTTGGTGATGACACTCTTGATACTCCAGACAAGTTCGTGATTTCGGCGATTAACTGGGTATTCCGAGAACTTCCCTTAACGCCTAAACTCTCTCGTATCTTCTCTAAACACTACACCGTGAACCTTGACGCTAAGGGGCATTATAAATGGAACTTAAACCGTGACTTTAGGCGTATCGCTGATATTCCAATGATGAATTTCTGGACATCGACTGGTGGTGATTTGTGCAAACTTTGTCTTTGCAATAAGAGTGTTGAGGAGTTGTATGAGGGGAGTATCCCTAGTTTAATGAAGCCTGGCAAACCGTGTTCCTATGCCATTGAGCAGGAAGATGATGAAGTGTCTTTAGTTTTAGACAGACCACTTGACACGCCTATTGTACTTGACTATATTGCCTATGGCTTCCCTAGAGAGGTTAAGAGTATGGAAGATACTATTGAGATTTCAGCCATCGTCCATAACGCCATGCTCGACATCATGCGTGCCGTTTGGTATGAAGAGCGAGATGACTTTGCCTTTACTGGTAGTGTACGAGACTACCTTGATAATAAGTTTGTGCCTGAAATGACCGAACAAATCTACAAGCGTTTCGGCATTGAGCAGGTTCAGGTTTTAGGAGGATAATTTAATGGCGACGAGATTCCAAAATATGCCACACATCTCGCACCGACCTGCGGGATACTATGCAAATAATAAACTGTTTAAGGGTTCATATCAGAGAACAGAGTGGCAAACTAGAACATCAAGGCGTATTCATGACGGCTTTTCTTTAACTGCCAACTATGGACTTGATACCACCTCTGATGACCTCAACTCTTCACCATACTCTTCACCATACTACATCAACGGTCGTTATAACTCCGATAATCTTGTTACTCAACGTGGCAATTCAGCGTCCGTACAGGGGAATAAATTCCTGATGTCTTATGGCGATAGAAAAGTAGATTTTAGTGATAGTGATGTCCAGGCCACCCTCAAACTCTATCAAGGTAAGCAGATTAAATTCGAGATACCTTATTCAGGGAAAATAGTTGGCTCAACTATTCGGATTAAAAACACAGGCATGAGCCGTGGCATTTTGTCTATTTACCTGTCTGCTTCAGACGGTGGCAAGGTTCTTTCTGAAATGTCTGTCGACCTCTGTAAGGTATCACCTGATGTCTTTGAACACAAGGAACTTCGGGCGAACACCGTGGTGCAAGAGAACGCTAATCCACGAGGGCGACTATTCGTACGTCTTGAGATGTGGGGTGATTTAACTTGTGAGAAACAAGCTAATCCATTTTCTAATGCCGAGATTACAGATAGATTTATTGAGATTTCAGCAACTGGGCTAGATAACCATTTTGAGGCGTTCTACAACTTTGAGGATAAGAACCTACCAAATACTAACAGTCTAGCAGTAGAGTGGCTTAGAAAGCCCTCCAGACCACTTTTAGGGCTTATATATAATGACCTATCCTCTATCCCTGTGGATAGATTAGGCACAAATAAGGACGGGGCGAGCGTATCTGACAAAGGCTACCGATACGACATCTTCGCCGT